GAGGTGCGGTCTGCCGGCGAGGGCCAAGAACAACGTGTCGTAGGCCTCGGGGTGGTATATGACCGCTGGGAAGAGTTATGGCCCGGTTATCGCGAGAAGATCAGCCGAGGGGCTGTAGAGTTTGCACCGGTTGTGAAGTCGTATTTTAACCACGACCCGAACATGGTGCTTGCTACTACGGAAAGCACACCACCGCTGACTGTGCGAGAGACTGAACGCGGCATCGAATATGAAGCCCCTATACCGCCCACATCTTACGGCCGGGACTTGACTGTGAATCTTGAAAGGGGGAACGTGAAGGGTTCAAGCTTCACGTTTGTTGTCCCTAAAGGTGGCGACCGGATGTGGGAGGACGAAAACGGAGTTGTCCACCGCGAGATTAACAAGGCGATGCTTTATGAGATCGGGCCCGTGACAGACCCGGCTTTTATCAGTACTACCGCTAGCATGAGGTCGAGCCGCGAGGCGCATATCGAGGAGTGGCGCAGGGCTAAGCAGGCGGGGTTTGAGCCGGCGCCGGCAGAACCCGAAGAACCGGGCCCTGACACCGAAGCAGGGACAGCTATGATGCGCCGCTTGAAACGGCACTATGAACTCAAGGCGACTCTTTAACGCAACCTGGCCACGGCTGCGCCATGGGGCAGTACGGGCCTTACACATAGTAGCGTAAGCGTCACCATCGGGGCGCAGAACTGCTAGACCAATAATCTAGCTAAGGAGGAAAAAGCAATGTCTTTGGAACTAGCAAAAGAACTGAGGGAAAAGAGGGCTAACCTCTGGAACCAGGCCAATGAGGTTATCGAACGAGCTGCCTCCGAGGGGCGTGATCTTACCGCGGAGGAAGCTCAGCAAGTGGACCAGATCCACAATGAGATGGAGAAGTTGGAGCGGGAAATTGAGCGACTTGAGCGCCATCATGACTTGAGCAAGCAGCTATCCGAATCTGTCGGGCGCATTGCCGGTCTGCAGGATGCCGGAGACGCTTTTGGTGGCTCTGAAACCCACAACATCGATGATGTCGTTGACAAAGAAATACGTGAATGGTTGTTAAATGAGGATGAGCGGCAGCCAAAACGCTTCAACCTGCGCATGGCGTTTATGCCAGAACGTGAGTTGCGCTTGATACTGCCGAATCTGAGAGAACAACGGGCGCTGGGTACTACCCCTGGCACTGCAGGCGGTTACACCGTGCCGCAGGGTTTCTATCGTGCGCTGGAGGATGCTATGCTGACCTTCGGTGGCATGCGCCAGGCACGGACGACCATCCTGCGCACGGCGAGTGGTGAGCCCTTGCCAATGCCGACTGCCAACGACACGGACAATGAAGGCATTATTATCTCAGAAAATCCAGCTCAGAAAGTGCCCGAGCAAGACATCACTTTCGGTCAGGAGACCCTTGGGGCGTACATGTACAGCTCCAAATCGATCCGGGTGTCCTATCAGCTCCTGCAGGACAGCGCTTTCGACCTACCCTCTTACATCGCACAGAAACTGGGCGAGAGAATCGGACGTATCACCAACCGGCATTTTACCGTGGGCACCGGCAGTGGGCAACCGCACGGTGTCGTCAGTAAGGCGCAGGCGGGCGTCACTGCAGCATCAGGAACAGCAATTACCGACCTTGAGCTTGTGGACCTTGTGCACTCGGTAGACCCGGCATATCGCGGGCAGGCAGAGTTTATGTTCAACGACCAGACCTTGCGCGAACTCAAAAAACTCCGCGACGCGGAGGACCGGCCGTTGTGGCTGCCTGGCATTGCTGTACGTGAACCGGACACAATCCTCGGCTACCGGTACGTGATCAATACTCACATGCCGGTGATGGGACCCGGCGCCAAGAGCGTGCTCTTCGGCGACTTCAGCAAGTACTACATCCGCGACGTCATGGACATTACGCTTGTGCGTCTGGACGAAGTATACGCCGAGTATGGGCAGGTTGCGTTCTTGGCGTTCAGCCGGCATGACGGTGTACTCTTAGACGCTGGTACCCATCCGATTAAGGCGTTGCAGCATCCAGCATCTGACGATTGAGGGCGGTATAAAACCGCCCTCTCCCATTCGCAAGGGGTGATAATGTGAGCAAAAAATTAGTGCGTTTGCGCATGACCACCAGCAGCACCGCGGCCCGGGCTGGGCAGGTAATCGAGTGCCAAGAGGCAGATGCCAAGCGGCTAATAGCTGCGGGCTATGCTGAGTTGTACGAACCTGCTGAGTATGTGACAAAGCAAGAGTTTGATGCCCTCGCTGCTAGGGTGGCGGCACTGGAGGGAGCAGCGGCCGGGAAGAAGGCTAAGGGAAAGGAGAAATAGCAGATGTTGTCGGCCCATGCATTGACCACAGTCGAAATGTTAAAGGCTGAGTTATCCATTCCGGCCGACGACACCTCCAGGGACGCGGAGCTTGCCCGGGCTATCAATGCGGCAAGCGATGCGGTGCGGCGCTACTGCGGGCGTGACTTTGCCAGGACTAAGACAACCGAACACCTTGCGGGCCGAGGAGCGCCAAGTTTGCTCGTGTCGCTATCACCGATTGTGTCTGTGGACGCAGTAGCCATAGACGGCCAAGAGATAGACCTCGCTGATCTGACCATCGACTACGCGGCAGGCATACTTGTGCGCCTGCATGGTATATGGCCCGAATGTGACAGGCCCAACGTCTCTGTAACCTATATAGGCGGCTGGGTAACGCCGGCGCAGGCGGCAGCAGAGGGCCTAGAGAGGGACCTGCCTCACGACATAGAAGAGGCCTGCATTATCATAGCTGCCAATCGCTTGCAATCCAAGGGCCAGCCGGTCGATGCGCAGATACTCCAAGTGGAACAGATTAGGGTCCACTGGTCCGAGGGCGGCCGGCAGAGTATACCGCAACAGGCAGCGATGCTGCTTGAACCTTATGTGAGGTGGGCATAGTGGCCCAGGTGCGCGATAAAAATCGCATCCCCAAGGTGCTCAAAGAAATTGCCCGGATCAACCAGCGCGAGGCCCGGGTCGGAGTTTTTGACGATGCGCCCAACCTGGTCAGAATTGCGGCCCTTAACGAGTTCGGCGTTGACCAGCAGTTGGATGAAACGCTGCACAAGCGCTTGCGGGCACTGGCGAGGGAGTCAAATGCTCCGACGGACACACTCCCCAAGCCCGGCGAGCGTTTTAGGGTACCGGAGAGGTCGTTCCTTCGGGGCACTGCGGATCAGAGCCATGGGCTGATACAGTCAGCCGCTGCCAATGGTATCAAAGGGCTGATGGCAGGGGAGTTGGACGCTTATGAGGCCCTGATGAAGCCGGCGGAGGCGTTGCAGGACGCTATTGTTGGCCGGATTCGACGAGGAGGAGAGTTTGAACCGCTCGACCCGTTTACAGTTGCATTGACTGGCGAGGCCAGGCCGCTGGTGGGTAAGATGGGCGTCTTTGAGCGCAAGGGTATGGGCATCCGCGCGAGGGTGGTGAAGAAAGTATGAAACTCAATCTAGGATTCATGGCAACGGTTTTTGCACAAAGGCAATACGTTTTCCAGCCACCATCGGATCCCAACGCCGGTCACTGGGAAGGCGGCCGCTGGATACCAGCAGACCCTCCGGAGGCTATCACGGCGACGGCTACCGTGCTGCCGATGACCGCATATGACCTGCAGTACTACGAAGGCGGCACCTACACCACGGAGGACGTGAAGGTGATCGTCCCGGGTCATGTGCAGCTACCTCTGCAGACCCGGTTTGAACACAACGGCGCAATGTTTGAAATCAGGGAGGCCCGGGACTACGAGGAAGTTGCAGACCTGCGCCGTTATGTAGCCAAGCGCCTGCGGGATGGTGATGTATCATGATAGACATGATGGCGCTCCAAATCCGCATGGTGGACGGGCTGCAGGAGTATCTCGCACCTTATGGTGTTACGGCTATCATCGAGCGGGACCAGGATGCTCCGAAGCCGCCCTATCCTTTTGTGGGCTTTAAGTGGCTCACCTTGACGCCTGAAGAGGGGACGCTGCGCCGGACGCGGGAGGTGGTGCCGTCATCGGATCCGCGTTTCCCACTCGATGTGCAGTATACCTACATCCGAAATCCCGTGCTGACACTAAGCGTTACGTGCTTCGACCGGGACGGGACTCGGATAAACGACATCACCCAAGCCGCTTACGACTGGTGGAGCATACCGGAACTTGCCGGCGACTGGATGGAGCCGGTAGCTGCGTCGGTGGTTGAGGTAACAGCGATAACGGACAGAGACACCCTGCTGGACGAGCAAATTGAGCGCCGGCAGGGTTTTGACGTGCGAATGCGAGTTGTTGATGTTGTGGCCGTGACGGTGCCGACCATCGAGCGGGTGCTTGTTACGGGTATGGGCGGCGAGGTCGCCCAGGAGATTGACCTATAAAGGAGTGGTTTTGATGGCGCTGCACGATGTTGAGATTGTCATCACCGACCAGACCCGACCGCTCACGCAGGCGGGTTTTGGTTTGCCGTTGGTTGTTGGTGTGGGAGAAGACGGCATCGACTACGCCGAGGTGACGTCGCCGTCCGCACTTGTCGATTTGGGTTACACGTCGAGCGATGACGAGTACAAGGCGATTGAGGCGATCTTCGCCCAAGAGCCGCGACCGTCCCGAGTTGCCGTCGCCCGTTTTGGCATTGAGACGGTGACAGGCGAAGCGTTGAAAGACGCGCTCAGCGAACTGGTGGAGCTGCGTAATGACTGGTACTGGCTCGTCTACGCACCGAGGGAGCGGAGCGACGAAGAAATCCAGGCCATTGGCGAGTGGGTCGGCGGTGCCGAAAAGATGTTCGCCGCGACCAATGCAGCCGCTCCGGATGCTTCGACCATCGTTAATGACATGGTGACGCTGGCCAACACTTTGGAGTCAAGTCGAGTTATTTTGCTAGCACATACGTCCCCGAGCACGTTTCCGGATGCGGCGCTCGTTGGTCGCATGTCGCCGCTGCAACCGGGCAGTGCGACGTTCAAGTTCAAAACGTTGCAAGGGGTCCCGGAGGCGGAGTTCACGACGACGCAGATCGTGCACTTGCACGACGCCTCGGTCAATACTTACGCTCGGAAAATGGGCGTGTTGCAAACGACGGAGGGCTTCGTCACCGACGGGACGTACGCCGACATCCAGATCGCCAAGGATTGGCTGAAAGCCCGGATGACGGAGCGCATCAGCCGGGTGCTCTTCGTTAATGAAAAAATCCCATACGACAACATCGGAATCGCCCAGGTTGTGGACCCTATCCGGGCCACGTTGCAGCAGGCGACCAACATGGGCATTGTTGCCCGAGGCGACGATGGTACCGGATTGTTCACCGTGCGGGCACCACGTCGGGAGGAAATTGATCCGAATGACCGTGCTAATCGCATCTTGCCGGATGTGCACTGGGATGCCATTCTGGCTGGCGCTGTGCATCGGGTGCGCGTCTCCGGCGTTGTAAGAGTGTAAGGAGGGCTGATAATAGATGGCTGAGACCTATGATCCCCGCCAGGTGGCTGTTTTTATAGACGGCCAGGAAATTGTTGGTTTTGCCGAGGGC